TTGCTTACTCCGGGGCAGGTGGCGAATAGGTAGCCTATGTAGGTGTCGCCAGAACCATTTACACTTGCGTCTGTTCCTAATGTAATTTGCGTTGCTGTTGGCAACGTGCTTTGCCATAAAGAAAAGGTAGCTACACCCGCACTTCCATTTAGTGTTAAATAATCGTCTATATCTATGCCGCTTGCCCAAACAGCCCATACTCTTGAGCTATTTCTTCTTTTGACAATCATTAATTCTGGTGCAACGCCAAGATTATGATTTATTGATGTATTGCTTCCAGTCCCAGTATAAGCTACCGCATCAAAAAAGCCTGTGGCGCGCTTGAAGGCCCAATTAATATATGTATAACCGCTATAATTTTGCGTTCCAAAGTCGCTTGCTGAATTAGCCCCAAATGTATAACCTAGCTGGTCAAAAGAGCGGAATTCATCGCTATCAGGAACCTCTACATCAGTGCTTGATGTAACAAGTCTAACATTTGGGCCAGTTAACTTTGTTCTCACTCGTCCTGCAATTCCTGCTGTTTGATTTTTAATGATCACCAAATCAGGTGGGAAATTTGGCGTAGTGACAGATGCTACCGCGCTTGTCCCCGCTCTTGAAACAGGACTAAACACCTCAGTCCCTGCTGTAGGCACTTTCATCGGGCCACGGCGGATGGCGATGTAGATGTAGGTGCCGCTTGCAGACAAGGTGCCGTTAATACTGAATCCAGTGGCGGTTGGATAGGTTTGGTTTGCCCCAAAGTTGTATTCAGCAGATGATGCGTTTGCCGCCAACTTTAGGCAGTTGCTATATGACATCCCGCGCATGGCGTCTAGCATTATCCAGTCGTCGGCAGCATCGGATCGTTTAATCATTACCCATTGCGGCTCATACCCAAGACTGACCGTGGCGCTACCGCTGCCATCAGTCGTAAACGACCCACACGAAATAATATTCTCCGTGCCGTCATCGCCAAAGCCTCCTGCGTCTGAGGCGAATAGGTAGGCTACAAAAGATTCACCCGATTGATTGACGTTACCGTTATCGCCAAGAGTAAATACTGAGTCAGTTGGCGTTGTACTATTCCATAAGCTAGTAGTAGCTCCTGCTGCATCGGTCGTGTTTAACGATAATGCTTGCCCATTACCTAAAGAAGTGTGGTAGACACGCCAGTTTGATCCTGAAGTGCTTGTTCTTTTTATTATCATCACCGCAGGTGTACTACCAAGATTATGCGCCACAGTCCTTCCCGCAACACCATTCCCAGTATAAGTCAAAACATCAAAGAACTTCTCAGCCTTGCGGAATGTCCACGAGGCGTAGGTTGCGCCACCATTAAACGAATTAATGTTCATGGTGAAGCCGTTTGAATTAAACGAATCTATCCAGTTAGAACCTGTCTGTGCCGCATCCGTAGAATAGGAAATAAGATAACTGCCTATTCCTCTTGCGGTATCAATCAGTTGCCCACCTGTAGCGGCAGACCTTCCTTGCCTCCAAACCAACCCGCCTTCACCAGCCAGATCAATCCCGTTGGTGATGGTCTGCGTAGAACTATTACCCGTATACAAATAAGTCGAGAATACATCCTCAACGTACAGAGACTCACCTGCATTACCTGCCGCTGCTGTCAGAGCTTTAGCTAATTTGCTCATTACACATAGCTTCCTGTGTAAGCACCGTAGAGAGTTGTGGAGACTTTCCAAAACACCAGTGTGTCCTTCGCAGTCAGCGTAGGAGCAACATTGCCTGCGCTGGTCACCCAAGTCATGGTCGGGTAGGTCACCGTGTAGCTGGCACCAGCCTCTAGCATCAACACAATGGCATCACCAGAGCTTAGTGAGTCTGTGAAGGTGGTGTTACCAGATAGGGTCTTGGTCTGCACTGCACCGTTGGTAGCGTCAAAGGCTGTGCCAGACAGAGCGTACACAGTGTCTCTGACGGTCTTGTTCGTGAACGTGTCAGTGCTAGAAGCTGTAACCAGAGCAGTAATGCCATCTAACAAGTTCAGCTCTGTAGTTGTGGCAGTAATGCCGTCTAAAACATTTATTTCAGCAGCGGTTGCTGTAAGATCACTAATCTGGCTAACAGTTACGCTAGTAGCAGTAGGAGCTACATCTACCCAAGCACTCCCGCTGTAAACTTGCATCTTATTAGCAGTAGTATCAAAGTACAAAGCACCTGTCAGCAGGGCATCTCCGTCATTGTCTGTAGAAGGAGCAGAACTTTTCTGTCCCAAATAACGGTCATCAAAGTTATCGTAGCTAGTAGCAGCGGCTGCTGCACTTGAGGATGCACTAGATGCGCTAGAAGCTGCATTAGTTGCTGAAGTGGAGGCATTAGAGGCAGACGTACTGGCTGCACTTGCGGAGGCTGCTGCTGCGGCTGCTGAGGTTGCTGCGTCTGTAGCAGAACCAAGGATAGAATCAACATATGTTTTATTAGCTGCATCGCCACCCGCAGAAGGAGCTGCAAGCCCTGTGACGCTGTTGCTGCCCATAGCTATGTTGCCTGACATAGTACCACCAGTCAGGGAGAGCTTCAGTGCGTCTTGAGTGTCTACATAGGTCTTGCTGGTAGCATCGTTGCTAAGTGTAGGAGTGCCAAGACCAGTAATATTATTACCACCCATAGCTATAGCACCAGTCATAGTGCCGCCTGCTAGGGGAAGTTTAGTAGCTATAGAGTTAGTAATAGTAGTAGAAAAGTTAGCATCATCGCCCAAGGCAGCAGCTAGTTCATTAAGTGTGTCTAGTGCAGCAGGAGCAGAGGCTACTAAGCTGGTGATTTGGGTATCAACATAGCCTTTAGTGGCTGCGTCAGAGGACGCTGAAGGAGTCCCCAGATCAGTGAGGATAGCCCCATTAAAATCAGTAGTACCATTAATAATAAGATTGTTAAGAGTTGTAGTGCCACTAGAAGCAGTGACATTACCAGTAACATTACCTGTGACATTTCCAGTTACGTTTCCTGTTAAGTTGCCAGTGACGTTACCAGTTACATTGCCTGTCAAAGCACCAGTAAAACCAGTGTTGGCAGTGATATTGGTTCCTACAATAGTGCTGGGAGTAGTACCACCAATAGGTGTGTTATTGACAGATCCACCAGTAATAGTGGCATTGCTTGATGACACAATACCAGTGTATGTGCCTGATGATGTAATATTACCAACTGTCAGTGAGGTCGGATTAGTCCCCAACTCTACAACAGTGCCAGAAGCATTCTCTGTAAAAAGGCGTTTGTCAGTAACATTGACAGCCAATTCACCCTGCTCAAGATTGGCTGATGAGGGAACAGCAGAAGCAGTAGAACTGTTCTTGGTGATGATTTTGGTTGTCATGGAATTCTCAAACTCTTTTGCTGAAAAAGTAAAACTGCACAGCCGATTAAGACTGTGCAGTTCTTGCTTAGACTAAATAAATATTAGTCGTTTACAACCAGAACAAAACCAGAATCCGGGCGGTAAGCCTGAACACCGTAGAGGGTATCAGCGGTGTAGAGGTTAGCCAGATATTCCTGTTTGTACTGAGTCTGGCTGCGGATTCCCATCTGCTCTGCCAAGATCAGCGTATCCTTGTGCATCAGCATAGAAGCAACCAAGCGGTCACCAGCAGTGTTATCGACTGCTGATTCTACTTCAGGGCAGTTGCTGGTAACATATACGTCAATGCCGTACAGCTCACCAATCTTACCATTCTGTACACCACGACCATTAACAAAGTCGCTAGATACATAGCGGTCAATGCCCATGATGGCGTTGCGGAGTGACGGGGGGATAACAAATACACGATTATCCATCGGCACATCAGCATCATCCATCTGCTGGATCAAGGCGCGGAAGATAGCATCAGTGAACACATCAGAGGTGGTCACAGTATCAACAGCATACGCAGTCAGGCCAGTAGAAGCATCAGGGAAGAAAGATGCGCTATGAGTCCAGTCGGAACCATCGCCATTACCCAGTGACTTGCCCAGAGCAAACAGGTCGGTGTCGATCTGCTTGGCAAGAGCGTAGCCAGCATCGCTGGTGTAGAAGCTACGCAGGCTATCCAGAGCCTGAACACTAACGATATCCTCGATCAGACGAGAGTATTCATAGTGTTTGTTAATAGCAACCTGTACTTCAGACTCAGTAGCGTTCTGAAGGGTTACTGCGGTGTTTTCGCTCTTGGCGTAGGCTGAACCACGAGTCGGAGCAGGGATGTGAACAACATCACCTTTTTTGCCTTTCATTGCCAGACGTTTTACAAGACGAGCCAATACAAGATTTTTCTCGTAAGCAGCCCGAATCTCGTCCGACCAAAGTTCAGGGACAAAGGTTGCAGCTTCGGTCATTCCGACCGCGCCAGTCATAGTGGGGTAAGTTGAAGTAGCCATTTCAATCTCCGGTAATCAGGAGTCCTAAACTACTCTGCCCTCTGCGTAAGCCTGTCGGATTTCAGCAGCTAGGGAAGCGTATCTATCAGGATCATCCCTCATTAAGTTAATAATGTCTTGCCTTCTGTATTTCTTCCTGCTGGCCTGTTCAACAGCGGTAGATGTATTTCCTATAGAGGCTTTGCGTACAGTGTCTTTTCTTGCGGACAGTTCAGAAGAAGCTGTCTGCTTTACAAGACTCTGACGTTCTTTCCACAAGGAAAACAGCTCATCGGCTGCGTCTACATCGTACTCTTTGTCAGCTCTAATCAACAATGC